ATATTGAAAAAGATATCCATAAAGCGTATATTGGTCTCACTGCTGTAAAAAACGAAAACGATAAAGAAAATGAAGGCGATGTAATTTATATGACCACTTCAGGCATTTCTGGCGCGGTCACTGACGAAAAAATTAGTTCTGTTATTGTAGCGTATGACGATATTGAGACTCAAAATACGGTATTAAGTGTTGAAGAACAAATCGATGAACTTAAAGAACAAAAACAAGCCGCCTTGGATGCATTACCAGTAGGTTCCACCCCTGAAGTTGTCAGAGAAACATCCGATTTCTACGATAATGAGATAGCTAAGATAGGTTGGCCTTCACCTGCTAAACCTTATAATGCATTGCAATATAATCAAGGAGTTATTGATTCAATTAATTCTGAAAGAGTAGCTTATATTGAATATAAAGGAAGTATAATTCCGCCTGATTTCCCTCTATACTATGAAGATGGGTACGAGGATCTTTATAATCAATTAAATGAAACAGAACAAGCTTTTGCGGATCAAGTTCGTAGATCATATGACGAGGAAATAAAAACCAGAGAAGACGCTATTGATGATCCTGAATATATACAAGAACTATTCGACCAAGGCGTTTTTCCTACAGGTATAAAAGAAAGTAGTGCTGAATATAATTATTATTTCAGATCACTAGATTAAGAGGTGAAATATGTCAGATATAAGAGGAGATGCACTTGATCGAAGCCTTGGCATCGTGCCGCCAGATGACGACATGGATTACGATGACGATTCAAGTACAGAGAAATCAGAAGAAGATCTTCAGAACGAGCAACTTGAAAAAAGAAAACAGATAGTTGAAGACTCTCGAAACGCTTTACAGGTCTATGATAAAAAAGACGAAGACAAAAGTAAAGGTTATGAAGATGATGAGGAATTCACTAGAGAGATGCTAAGAGATTTAGCAAAAACTGGTGTAACTCTTTTAAGACTTCAACAAGAAGAGATGTTAATGGATGCTTCGGCTAGAAATGCTGAAACCGCAGCTGCAATGATTTCTGCTACTACTTCAGCATTAGAGAAATTGAATAATGTCGGCATCAATAAAGAGAAACTTGAATTAGAAAAAGAAAAAGTTGATATTAAAAAGAAAGCTAGTGGCGGCCCAGGTAATATTACAAATAACTTTATAGGCGTTGGAACTTTTTCTGACATCGTTAAAGGTATAAAAGAAGAAGTAACTGATATGGGCGAATGTATTGATGTTGAAGCAGAAGTTATAGAAGACACAGGAGAAGAATAAATGGTAAATGGTTACAATTCTAGAATTAAAAAACCAGGACAAAATTATAAATTGAGTGATTACGAGAAAAAAGAAATTCTTCGCTGCGCTCAATGTCCTTTATATTTTATTGAAAATTACGTAAAAGTGGATGACCCAAGTGGCAAAGTTTTAGATATAAAACTTTACGATTTCCAAAAAACATTAGTAAAACACTATATTGATAATCCAAGAAGTATTGTTCTTCATTCAAGACAGATGGGTATTACGTTGACAAACGCGCAGTACGCGCTGTGGCAATCATTATTCAGAGAAAATCAAGGGATTACATATCTGACTACAAATATGTCGTCTGCTAAAAATGTATCAAATGTTGTTAAATTTATGTATGAAACTTTACCTGAATGGTTAAAACCTGGGGTCACTTCTTATTGTAGAAATTTAATCGAATTCGAAAATGGTTCTAGAATTGAAATCTGTGGTCATAGATCTTCCGATGCGTATTTATGTGGTCGAGTAGTTAATCTGCTTTGTATTGATGATTTTGCTTTTGCTGATGCTAAACAAGCAAATAACCTACTCGTTAGACACATGCCTATGGTTGTATATCACACCGGGAGAATCATAATATCTTCTAGTCAGAATGGTAAAGACAACCTTTTTTATGAAATGTATAAGGATTCTGAAAAAGGCGAAAATAAATTTAGCCCGATACGTCTATTATGGGACATGGTACCAAACAGAGACGAAAAGTGGAAAAAAGAGATGATAAGAGCTTTTGGTGAAGCCGAATTTAATAGGGAATATGAATGTAAATTCATATAATGGGGTAGAAATGGGCGTATCATATGGTAACGGTGTTAAAAGGCCAGGAGCTACAGTAGAGTATACTCCTGAGCAGGTAAAAGAATTAATTAAATGTGGACAAGATCCTATTTACTTTGCTGAGAATTATTATTATATAGTTCACCCCGTTCAAGGTAAGATGTTGATACCTTTTTATGACTTCCAAAAAAGAATGGTTAAAAAGTTCAAGGAGCATAGAAAGAACATAGTTTTATCTAGTAGGCAGGTAGGTAAAGCTCTTAGTCTTGATACTCCTATATTAACGAAAACTGGTTTTGTTAATATGTCCGATATTAAGGTAGGAGATGTTTTATATGGAAAAGACGGCAATGAAACCAAAGTAACTTTTATAACAGAAGTTATGAAGAATAAAGATGTTTATGAGATAGAGTTTGATAATGGCGAGATTATCAAAGCATGTTCTGAACATCTTTGGGAAGTATCTACGTCTGGTTGGCAAAAAAATAAATGCAAAACTAAGATTTTATCTACTGAAGAATTAATTCCTTTACAAGATATGTTACAAAATAGAAGTAAACCAGCTTCAGTGTTTATAGAGCATAGTAATTGTATTAAATTTGATGAAAAAGAGGTAGAAATCGACTCATATGTGTTGGGCGTATGGTTGGGCGTATGGTTGGGTGATGGTTGTAAAAACGATGCTAAAATAACTTGTCATATTGACGATTATATGAACTATAAAACGGAATTTTCTAGAAGAGGGTACGAAGTTTCGGAATTTAGGATAGATAAAAGAACAGACACTACTGGTGGTTTTAATGTAGTTGGTCTAAGAACAAAACTTAGAATAAATGGCATATTAAAAAATAAACATATACCGGAAAACTACATATTTAATAGTAAAGAAGTCAGAACAGACATTCTTAGAGGTCTTATGGACACTGGTGGCCATATAAGACAAAATGGCGGATGTTCTTTTTACCAATCAGACAAAGAGTTTTCAGATTCTTTCAGATTACTACTGTCTACTTTGGGAATAAAATCTAGACAAACAGTAAAACCTACTAATTTTAAAGACTGTTATATAGTAAATTTCGCAACTGATTCGATGAATGTATGTCTATTAGAAAGAAAGTCTAAGCGGCAGTCTTTTATTGGGCATCCTAAAAACAAAAGAATTTATATTAAAAATATCAGAAAAATAGAATCTGAACCTGTTAGATGTTTACAGGTCGATAATGAGGACCATCTATTTTTATGTGGCAATTCTTTAGTACCTACTCATAATACTACTTGTAGTGCTATTTTTCTTCTTTGGTATTCTTTATTTAATGAAGATAAATTCGTGGCCCTTTTAGCTAACCAACAAAAAACTGCGGTTAGTATTATTGATGAAATTAAATTAGCGTATGAGTCATTACCAGATTGGATGAAACCAGGTGTAATTGATTATAATAAGTTAGTAATAAAATTTGAAAATGGCACTGAAATTCATGCTTGCGCTACTTCAGAAAATGCTCTTCGTGGTCAATCTGTTTCTTTATTATTCCTTGACGAGTTCGCTTTCGTTCCCGAAAACATGGCCGAATCTTTCTGGCGTTCAAATTATCCGACATTATCATGCGTTACAAAAGATACAATTCTACTTACTGACAAGGGATTTGTTGAAATTGGCGATTTTGTTGAGAGTAACAAACCAAAGGGCTCTTATTATCCTATCAAAGACCTAAATGTTTGGGGTAAAGACGGTATAGAAAATGCTTCCGATTTTTATATATCTCCGAAAACAAATATCAAAAAAGTTACTACTCAATATGGTTTATCTTTATCTGCTACTGAAGATCATCCTATATACGCTATAAATCAAGACCGAATGGGAATGATTAAAAATAAAGATCTTAAACTTGGAGATTACGTTAGAGTCGATTATGGAATGGATGTTTATGGTAATAAAATACTTCTAAATTATGAGGATGAAGGTATATATGAAAATAACCGACAGTATTCTTTAAAATGCAAATATCTGACTAAAGAAATATGCTATTTATTAGGGGTGTACATCGCTGAAGGGTGGTTTTCTCAAAATTGCGTATTAATTTCCAATACAGACAAGCGTTGCCGAGAGCAATTTTTGAATAACAAACATGTCAATTTTAGAGAGTTAAACGATAGTAGACTAATATCAGACCAATCAACAGCTAGGTTTTTTAAATATTTATTAGGAGATTGTTGGGATAAAAAATGTTATGAAAAAACTATACCAAAAATAATTTTATCAACCACAAAAGTAAACCAACAACAGTTTATAGCGGGTTATATTGACGGTAATGGTCACGTCACTAAAAAAGGTGACATAAGCGCATCTAGTACTAGTAAAAAAATAATTACAGTCATGCAGCAGATGTTATTAAATATGGGCATAGTTCCTAATGTACATAGAGAAGATCCTAATACAGATAGTATAGGAAAATATATATTACCTCAAGGAAAACCAGTCCAAACACTAAGAACAAGCTGGCGGCTCTTCATATCTAGAAATTATGGCAATATATTTAAAGAATTTGGTATAAAAATAAAAAGAAAATATGACAGATTAAGAGATGGTATAAAA